TGCTGTATGTTTGGATCATCACTAAACACGCTCCATATTAACAAAAGCACTGGGGCCGATACAAGTATCAAAACGAACTCGTCTTTCCATCCCTTGTCGTTTGATTGTCTCACGGCTGCCTGATACTCGATTTCGCCATTAGCCATTTTCTGTGCATGCAACATAGCAGCATCTGACTCGAGCATTTTGCGCTGCTGTCTATTTTTCATAATATGGGTGCCAGCGCCGATTGCTAGTTTGACTACGTCAAGTATCATTTGATTATGTGATTATTCCTATGATGATTATAACGATAACAGCGGCACCGATGACTTTAGTTTTCCAACCCATCTCAGTCCACTTATCTATAATTTTTGTTCTTAGTGATTCGATCATGTGCGTCTCCTCTTCTTTTTTACACCTGCTTCGCTTAGTGCGATAGCTAAAGCTTGCTTCCTATTCTTAACCTTTTTCTTAGATTTTCCAATATTTAATTTTTTATTTTTAAACTCACGCATTACTTTGCTGATTTTCTTTTCTTTTTTAGAAACACTTTTACCTGTTTGAGAACGTGTTATTGCCATTAAGCTGTGAAATTAGTCATTAAACTATCAGCAATTACTCTTGCTTGATCTTCAGGATAACCTGCATCGATGTATCTTTGATATGTTTGTTGCTTTAATGGATCGCCACCAAACATCATTTCTAAAGGAATTTCTGTATCAACAATATTATCGGCTATTCTTCTTTCATCAGCTCGGCCTCCTTGATCTGGACCTGTGTCTGCTGGCGCACCTACATCCATACCAAGTGCCTCTGCTGCAGATACGAGCCCCATAGCTACTGTTCCTGGAACACCAAACCCTAAGCTAACTAAACCTTTCACTACATTGTTTGGATTGGTAACAAAGTCTCTTACTGTGTCCACAAAGCTTTTTTTGTCTTTGTCTTTGTCGTTGTCACCACCGGTGTTATTGCCTCCGGTGTTGCCACCAAAACCTTCACTTGTACCACCAGTTGCACCACCTTGACCATCAGGTGAGGCACCGGCTACCATTCCGCCTCCAGGTCCGCCAGGACCCGGACTTATTCCTCCTGGACCCGTAGGTCCATCTTGATCTCCACCGCCACCCGCAAAACCAACACGACCACCAAGGTTATAACCTTCGTCAATATCAGTTGGACTATCGTCTACAGATTCTACAAGTTCACCCATAAAGTCCAAATAACGAAGGGCTTCTTCGTCTGTCATCTTCAAGATTTCAGGGTATGTGTGTGATTTAGACTCTAAAAAATCTTTGGTATAGCTCACGATTCCTCCTTAACTACTGCATTCATCTGCTTTATTCCGTCTTTTGCAAGTGATACAGACGCCCTTAATTTAGCATGTTTATCGTCTTGTGCGAGCTTTTCTTCAGCAACTTCACGGTTAGAAATAAGCCTTAAAGCCTCCATTTGTGCCTTTGTTTCACCCTCATCCTTCTTTCTAGCCTCTTCTTTTGCTCTAAGTTGTACTTCTTCGTTCTTTAATCTTAGTAATGGGTCCGTATCTAGCTGATTAAGCACTTTTTTCTCTTCTTCTAGGTACTCAGCCATGATTTCAGCGATTAATTGTGCTTTTCTGGCCTCCATTTTGGTATTTAGCTGCTGCATTTCTTGTTGTAACGCCATAAATTGCGGATTTTGCTGTATTGCTTGTGAATTTGGTCCTAATTGAGCTGTCATTTGCTGTGTTTCCATCGTAATTTGCTGAACTCTTTGCAATTCTTCCTTAAATTCTAGCTGAACTTGCTCTGTTCCCATCAAAGCAATGTGTTCTAAGATATTTTTTTGTAATAAACCCAAAACTTGTGGGTTTGTTCGTGCAATTTGTGTGCCCATGAAAGATAAATGGGCATCCATGTGAGCTTTGTGGTCTTGTCCTGGGTATGCTTTGAACGGTGTGCCCGCAAGTGCCATCATATTTTCAACTGCAGGGTCCATTGGAGCCGGCGGTTGTGGCTTTTTCAAAATTAAGTCAATATCTTTTACACCGAGTGCTTCATACATATCACGATAAGCTTGATACATGTTGTGCATTTTTGGATTTGACATAGCAAGTTGTAATTGTGTTTGCGCAACTGTAATTCTTTGTGTCTGTGAAAAGACGTTTGGATCTGCAACAGGTATAATATCTATTCTATCATCAAAGTCTGATTGCTTGACTTGTCTCTGTCCACCTACAACATCGTAAGGATAGACAGGCGGTAAGTATGTTTTGAATGTATTTGCAAGCAACATGAACTCACACTTCATCGATTGATATAATCTTTTGTGAATAGCAGACATAACCCGCGATCCACGCTCCAAGAGCGCTACGGTCGTTCCTACCGCTGCTCCTTGATTACCATCACCCACTTGCATATCAGCAATAGACGCGAATCGTTGACCGGAGTTTACTACAAAGTCTAACAATTGTAGAAGCGCTGGGTTTGGTCCTTTGAAAGGTAATGGCATGAACGCGTCACGGAGATTGCCTCCAGGTGCATCAACATCACGAAACTCTCCCGGCTGCAACGGTTGAGCTTCATCACGTACTCTGATGCCTCGCATCTTAAATCCGGACGGAAGATTTGCGAGTGTTCCTGCGTCTAATAATTGTCTGAGTGCTGCAGTTGCAGTTCGAGACAATCCACCGATCATGTGAATCAGACCAAAACCATAAAATCCTAAACCTGGTAAAAACTTGAAATGCACAAAGTAATCTCTTTTTGTACGAGTCGGGTCTTGTGCATTATAGTTTCTTCTAATAGATAAAATTCTTCCTGAGCCCTCGTCAATCGTTACAATGTAAGGCAACTTCAATCCTGTCGGCTCCATTGTTTCCATGTTCATGTCTTCAAAGCCAGGAATGTCAAGCTCACAGTGAGCTTCTAAAATAGTAAATACTTCATCGCTGTTTGGTTCAAAACCAGTGATGTCATCTTTTTTATCTGTAACATCATCCGGACTTGTCGTGTCTGGACTCAAATCTATTTCTCTATAAAAACCTGATAGCTGTTGTTTTAAAACATCGTTACCTGTCATTTTAATTGAGTGAATGATGCACTCTGCGTCTTCAAGTGATGTTGCAGCATATGGCACATACAAATCTTCTGCGGGTACAAACTTAGACACACAACGCTGCATCACACCGTCAAAATAAACTTTTTTGAATGTTGATCCAGATAAAGGCAAATTAAATAACATTTGATCAAACTCAGGCTCGTACTCTTTCATGTTGACCATGAGCTGATAGTTCATAAATTCTTTGACACGCTCAGCCTGCGTTTCTCTTTGTTCGTCAACCTTACCAATAATCTGTGTTCTTACAGGACCAGAGGCCGGTAGTAATTCTTTGTACGCCAACGCTTGAAACTGTGTAACCGCTTCAGCTAAAACCGGGTGTGTTGCACCACTTGCCCCTTGAAAAGGTTCTGCTCTGTTTTCATATTTAAAACCAAGCAGGTCCAAACCTTTTGTGTATGTGTCTTCCCAATCTTTTCTTGATGCTTTGTAACTGTCAAACTGTTCTAGTATTTCATTACTGACTTCTTGAAGAACTTCTTCTTCCAAAAACATTGTAAGATTTTCGTCGTGGTTTACCGTTCCGGCTCCCGCCATTGCATTTGGATCAAAATCTATTTCAACACCACCATCTTCTGTTTGTGTCATTTCAATAGGTGGCTTTTGTTCTTGTGCTAAAGTTTTTTGCAGCTCACCTAATTGTTGTTCTGGTCCTAAAGCTTTCGCTGAAGTTCTAGTTTTTTGAAAAACATTTTTATCTATTGCCATTATCTTTTCCTCTTAAATAAAGTGCCAACACCGCCGCCGTTAGCCAATCCATATTTGTTTTGATATCCTTGTCTATACATTTCTTCCAACGTTTGATCAGGTATAGCTCTTGCTTCTGCTTTACTTAAACCCATGTTGTATGCAAGATCTGCTCTGATTGTTTCTTTGATAACCACCTTATCCATTTCAGCTCTTGTTAGTTTATCGTACCTTGGATCGTTTTGTATCATGTCTCTGATATCTTCAATGGTTGGCTGACCTGGTTTTGTACCTTGTCGTGTAATCATACCCTCTTCGTCTCTTATGGTTTTTCTGTACTCAAGATCCGTGTCTGGGTCTTCAATAACGTTTTTGATCTGTTGTTTGTCTGCAACTTTATCAGGAGCTTTCATTCCTGCTTTTTTCATCATGTCCATAAGTTTTTTACTAGCAAACACCCCTGCGTTAGCATGAATACGGCCGCCCATTGCAAAACCATCGTCGTCGATTGGGTCTTTTTTCCTTCTTCTAAATTCTGCAAGATCAATAATATTGTCTTCGTCAACCTCTTCCATTAGTTTGGCAAGTCCTCCTGGTTGAGTCATCTTGTCAAAGTTTTTTGGATCAGCCATTTTCTCTTCAACTTGTCTAAGCTTTTCTTGTTGAACATCTAACTTTTTCATGGCTTCATCTATTTCAGTCTGAATGCCTTTTGGTTTAGGTATACCAACATCTGTTTTACCCAAATCTTTATAGGTTGCATCATCCGTTGACAAAAAACGAATTTCATCATCAGTCAGTCCTAAATTCTTTTTAGGTTTGTTGCCTGAGAAAATATCTTTGTATTCATCTGCTTTACTTTTTCTAGGACCAATGGCTTCTATGACTGTTCTTGTAATGTCGTCTTTATTTCCCATCAGGTATTGCACTTGAATATATTCTCGTAATCCCTCGTCGTCTAAAATAGCTAATCGTTTTGGATCATCAGGTGCATACCCAAGATTCACCTCAGTACGTATGGCGTCTCTTATCTCATCAAAAGTTGCACCGGTGTCTTTAGAAATTTGTGTTAGTAATTCTTCAATTGATTCTTGTCCTGCAACTTTAACACCCGCAAGAGGACTGCCTGCCTCATACGCATCTATTTGATCTTGTATTTGTTTCAGTTGTCTTATTTGTTCGTCTATCTTTGAAGTGCCTTTATCAACCATTGCGATTGACTCTCTAACTTGATCAGCAAGTTTTGTTGCCTCAGACTGCGGAATATCTTTACCGCGTAATATTCTTTTTAAAAGTGTTCCTGCTATCTCTAGAAGCTCATAGATCTTATTCATTAATAGTACGTCCTCTGTTGCTCAGGAAGGTCTTCATCCTCGTAGTCGTCTGGGTGATCAATGAAGCCCCCTTGTCTAAATCTCATTACTGCTTGAGTCATGCTATCAACTAAGTCATCGTGTTCACCTAGTGGAAATGCAGCGCACTCCTCAATCACTTCTTCAGCAAACTTTGTATCTGGTGCCCAGATCTGCCCCGCTTCAAATAACGGTGCTACAGCGTTCACTCTAGTATGTTTATCATTTCCCTTGCTTGGTGTAAAGTTAATAACTGGTATTCCCAGTTTACGCATTTCATAGGTCAATGGCAGTCCTGAAGCTTTAGCCTCAACGATTACTGTTTCTGGTTTCCAATAATCAAACTGCTCTTTTGCAATACGTCTAAGTTCTGGAAACTCAAATCGATCCTTTACACAGTCCAAAAGTATAAGCCCCGGTCCACTGTCCTCGCTGGGTCTAAACACGCCCCAGGTGGTAATGGCGCTGAAGTCAGCCGTTTCTTTCTTCATGAACGCCGTATCGTAGGATTGTATGACATGCTGCAAAGCAGGTATATCGTCGTGTTCCCACAGTCTCCACCACTCTCTTTTGATGATTGACCCTTCTTCAGCTGTTGGGTTTTGCTGGTATTGTGCATTCCATTTTTGTATACTTACGGATGCTTTTACAGCCTCTAATTCTTCTTTTTTCCAATATCCAGGCCAAACTGGATTCCCTGATGGTAAGATTGCTGGGAACTCAATCACCTCCCACTGATCTGCTTTTGGTTCTTTTTGTGCTCGTTGTAGTTTCCCTGTTAGGTCAGCTACATTCCATCGTGTCATAACAACAATGATACGACCGCCAGGCTGAAGCCTTTGCCGCGGTCCACTGGTATACCATTCATAAACCCTGTCGAATGATGCAATGTTCATCGCATCTTGCTCCGAGTGTGGATCGTCAATGATAAGTAGATCCGCACCACGACCTGTTATCGATCCGCCGACACCGGCTGCGTAGTATTCACCACCTTGGTCTGTCTCCCACTTACCTGCAGCTTTTGAGTCTTCTCGTAATCTTGTGTTAAATATTTTTTGATATTCTTCCGTGTCGATAAGTGACTTGGCCTTACGACCAAACCTCACGGCTAACTCAGCGTTGTTCGTGGCTTGAATTATTTTTAGATTAGGTTGTTTACCGATCATCCATGCAGGTAGAAAGTTTGATGCAAACTCCGACTTTGTATGTCTGGGTGCCATGTTTATTATCAATCGTTTTATTTCACCACTTGCAACTTTATTAAATTTATCTGACATAATTTTATGGTGTTCGCCTTCTATAAACTCAGGCCACATATATTTTACAAAATCTAAAAAGTTTGTTTTGATGCTCTCTTCTTTTTTCTTTTCATCAAGAAGCAGCGCCGTTCGTAAATATTCTTTTTTAGTATCGGGTGGTAAGTTTTGTATTTGTTCGGGAGTTAGCATTTGAAAAAAATTTCTAAAAAATTTTTGCAGTTTATGTTTTTTTGTGAAAACGATTTTAAGCCATATCAAAGTGCAAATCAAGCTATATATAGTACATATATGGGACCCCTATACTATATTTGGGGGGTGGGTGGGCCCAAAAGCTTCAAGGTTTGTGATTTTTTTGGGACCCCTCAACTTGACAAGTGGTCGCGAATAAGGTTAATATGTGGGAAAATAATAGAAAGGAAATGTTATGTTATTTATTATTCCTGTAATACTTCTAAATGTTTGTGGTTTGTTAATGGCAGTTGCTGGGCAACCACTATTTGGACTTGCTTTGTGTGGGTTATCATTCCTGTACATTGCTAAACAATTCATAGACTAATCATCGGCCCTCTTCAGAGGGCCTCCCCCTTTTCTTTTTTACTAAAGCCTCAAGCCTCAAGCGGGTGGGTGGGCCCGCAAGCAACAAGCTTGTTGGGGGTTTTACACGCATAACTACGATACCCCCAACAATCAATTCACTAGAGAGAAGCCACCACTAGCCACTACGGCTACTGTCGGCTCTTTATCGTCTAGCTTTATGTTGTTCATAGCTTGTGAGAGTCTTGTCTTGGTCTGTTCACTCACTATGGACAATTCCTTGCCTATGTCAGAGTTCTCGAAGTTTACGCACTCCCTAACATTAGTCCAATATTGTTCTATATCGCCAATAAACTTAGCTTGGTCAATGATAGAGTTCATATCAGTTATGAGTTCCCACTTTGTTTTCCAAAGTTCTCGGTGTGCATTGGTTAGCATTGACTTAGCTTTCTCAAATTGTTTAAGCATTAGCCAATCTGTTTCGTTTGACATCATCATACAACGAGAATGACAACTACCACTTACAACAACTTTTCTAAACTTACCAAAGTCGCTATCCGTATGACTTGGACAATGCTCATTCCAACCATAGTTTCTTTCCTCTTGAAACAAAGCGAAGTCCTCGTATGTTCCATTAGCCCTTGCTACATCAGCGAAGTCGTGAGACATCTCACTTCGCAACTTATGGAAGTGTGGGTTTTCTTGTTTGCCTGTTTGGTCATACTCAACTTTAATTGTAGCTTGGTGTCCTTTGGCTTGTAGCTCTTTGTGATACAAAGCTAAGTATTCATCAATGCCCATTGTAAAGCTGAATTGTTGTTCGCTTATGTCAGCGAATTGTGGTTTGAAGTAGAAGCAACTGTCAGTCGTAGTAAACCTATCGTAGCTTCTGCCACTATCATACTTTTTAAGTATCTTCATATCTGCCATTGGATAATGAGCTTCCACTTGTGGTGTAATCACATTGTCCCAAACATCATCTCGGACACTTCTAAAGTTTTCTTGAGCCAATCGTAAATCTTCTTCGACTTGCATTGGCATATTGTTGTAAACAGTATGCGACCACTCTTTTTTGAGAAGTCTGCGTTTCTGTTCGTTTAGTCTTATCTTTTCCATAATTGTCCTTTCTAGTTATGGTTGTTGATTATCTTCTTGTATCACATTTTGTGATATGTTGTCTACAAAAAAAGCAAAAGCTTCTTTATTTCTATTGAGCCACTCAGTCATACAACTGAGGCTATGGAACCTTGCAAACTCTAGTTTGACTTCGGCTGGGGTCCTCCAGCCGAAGTCAGGGTACGAGTAATAACCTTTTGGATAATACTTCTTACCGCAGTTCTTGCAAAATCTGGCGGTACTCATTGCACCGCCTCGCTAGTTGGGAACTTTGCCATTCGCCCTGTGATATTAAATATATCTGTGAAAGTTCTGTAGCCAACGATTGTGTGTTCCTCGTTATCCATAGCAACACAAGTTACCGCTATCTTGCCATTTTTGGTTTCCCAAATTTTTGACTTGTCGTCCCAATAACATCTTCTGTGTTCTATTCGTTCTCGCTTTTTGCAGTAGTGGCAAATATAAAAGTGATCTGCCTCTTTTAATGCTTGAATGACTTGTGGGTCATTAACCATTTCGCTTATATCTTTTTCTAACATAAAGTTTCCTTTCTAATGAATTTAATTATTTTTATCAAAATAACTTGAAGTTGTCAACTATAATCCCATATAAATAATTGTGCGTTATTAGTGCCGCAGTGCATGCAACTGGTGGCGTGAAGAGCGCACACGGGCTCGGGATTTTTATTTCTCTTAGCTTTGGTTCCGGGCCCAAGCCGCAAGCAACAAGCGGCAAGCGTAAAAAAATATTTGACATGAAGATTACATGTGGTATGATCCCATATAATCTTAAAAGAAAGGAATAATTATGGATTATTTAGCATTAAGAATACCCGTCGATGTGGCGAAACCAATGACAGCTCACACAATCACGGACCAGCCTGAGCCCGAAGAGGGCGGAGGGTATCCGTTCGAAGGTGAGAACGGCGCCTATGCATTGACTGAAGCTCAACGGCTGGAGATTGTTCCTGCAGCCTATGCCGACGCTCGAAGAAAACAGTTCCTGGAAGGGGACCTGTATGTCGACGAAGAGGGGCTGCTGAAGGGCCGCGTCCGAAACTGGCGTGCTTCACAGCTGCGTTACTGGTGGATGAAACAAAGAGAAAAAGAGTTGGTCCCGAACTGGCGTGAGTATGCGCATATTGTTGGGACAGCCTGCTTTGTGGTCCCGGCGACCAAAGAGAACCTGGCGATGATGGAGGACATCCTTGACTCGTAAAACGAACTGCTACGGCCCAGCCCCGGACATCCGGGGCACGGCCCATGAGTACTGGATCGAGCGACGCAGACGCCGGCTCAAGCAGCAAGCAACAAGCAACAAGCGCCGCGGGCGGGTGGGCCCCAAAGCTTCAAGCAACAAGCCTCTTGACTTGTGGACCCCGGTAGGCTAGTATGGGATTTTATTAGAAAGGATATAATTATGTCTATCAAATTAGTAAAGGGCGATTTTAATTCGTTGGAAGAGGCGCTACTGGCGCAAATCAAATTGATGCAGGACCGTATCGAAGAGCTGGAGAAGTGGGAGAAGCATTGCTACCACTGCGGCCGGCACTGGGAGGAGTGCTGCCATGAGTGACTGGGGCCAGAACGGTGAGGACTTCGTGGACCAGCGTGAGCTCCTGCCCGGGCAGCCGTGCATAGAGTGCGGTGATGCCACCACGCTGGCTTCCGGGTCAGGGAAGTTCGTGAATCGGATCTTCTGTGATCACGGCCTCGTCACCGGTTACATGTGCGCTGAGTGTCAGGAGGATTACTCGTGATGCGGGGGGCTCAGGCCCCCTGCCCATGAGGCACAAGCAGCAAGCGCTCAAGCTCGGACCAAGACTCAAGCTCAAGGGAGGGTGGGCCCGCAAGGCCGCAGGCATCAAGCTCCCGGACCGCGGAGCCTGGATAAAGTTTCGGGGTGCAAGCAGCGTGGGCCTGGACT